TTCTTCGTCATATGAAAATTGATCTTCCATAAGAAAATTAATTTCTTCATCATTTAAATGAGGTTTAGACGTTTTATAATGCTCTCTTAATAAAGTATAGTTATCCATTTTAGAATAATCTCTATTTAACTTTACATAGTCATCTATATCGCCACCAGTTTCCTCCATAAAACTAATTAGTTTTTCAACGCCTTCAGGTATTGGTTTGCCAGTTTCTAAATTTTCTTTAATAGCTTTTTCAGCTACAGTAACAACCTCTTCAGTTTTCTCTTTAACCTCCTCGTTGCTTATTTCTTCTAATACTGGAGTTTCTTGTGTTTTGTTTTCCGGCTGTATTTCTTTTTGTTCTTGTGGGGCGTCGGCATCTTTAAGCTCTGTAACCACTCCCTCGTTGTTAGCGTTATCTTTTTTAGTTTCATTTTCTTCTGGTTTTATTGGTTTGTTTAAATCTACTTTAGTTAAAGTTTCTTTACTTAAATCTTCAGCTGGTTTTTTCATGTTAGCTTTAACTTTAGTAACATTACCTTTAGTCTCGTTATTAGTAGGTTGATTTTCTTTTTTTGCCTTTACTTTTATTTTACCAGTCTCGTTATCAACAACTGGTCCTTCTTTCTTTTTTGCCATAATATAATATAATAATAGTTAATAAATTTTACTTAGGACCAAACTCACCTAACCCAAACTCTCCACTCATAATATCATTACCTGAAGATTCGAATTTTTTAGGTGGTTTTTTATTTAGTCTTTGGTCTATAAGCTCACTTTGTTGTGACGCTTGCATTTTTGTTCTTTCATCTTTACGATCTTCTTTCATCGTCTCTTTCATGTCAACTTCTTCCATGTTCATCTGTTGAAGTTTCATATTAATCTCAAACTCCATTTGCATTAACTCTTTTTTAATAGCGGCTTCTTCTTGCATTTGTTGAGATTTTATTTGTCCTTTCGCTTGTTCTAACTCCATATTTAACTGATGTGCAGCTTGAGCTTTTTGTGTTTCAGCTTCCGCTGCAGCTTTAGAGGCTTGTGCCTGTGCTTCGCCTTGGGCTTTTTGCGTTTCTAACTCTCTTTTGTGTTTTTCTTCACTTTTTTTCTTTCTAGTAATCTTTAACATTTGATTAGCTAGTTTTATATTTCTAATATTTCTAAGATCGATAGCATCTTCAAGATCTATAGCTCCTTGAGATATTGATGCTTGTATGTTATTTTCTAACATTTGTTTTTCCTCTTCATCTGGTTGTAACTCTATAAATATACCAAAATCATAAAGATGTAATTTCGACATTTCTTTTAAAGTTGCTACATTGTGAGAACCTAAAGACTGTACAAAAGCTTCTCTAGTTGGAGAATATTCTAATATATCAGATATTCTAAGCGATAAAGATTCTGCAACCTCAGCAGTTAAAAATAAACCAGACTGTAGTATATGTCTAGTTGCTGTATTAGAATTTGCTGCAGCCATTTTTTGTATACCCACTAAAGATTTAGCGTCTGGAGTAGAAGCATCTCTAGCTTCATTTAATCCAGTTGTATCTCTTATCATTTGTAAATAATAATTATAATTATTTATCAACGCTTGCATTTTACCACCAGCTGCTCCGCTATTAGATATCTCTTGTATTGGTGTTCTTCCTTGGTTAGGGTCACCATCTTGTGTCAAAGATCTACCTATTACAGATCCAGTTTGGAAGAACATATTTAAAGCTTCTTGTGGATTATAGTTTGTACCATTACCTAAATCTATTTCAGCTAAACCATCAGCGTCTAAATAAACACCATCAGGGACCATTCTTGACAATACCTGTTGTAGTTTTAAATGTGTAAGTTGAATCATGTCAGCAAAACCAGTTACTCTACTCACTATAGATTCTATACGTCCTTCATACATCCTAGGAGCTACTATATTGTAATTCATCTTTACTTTAGTATAATCACTTTTTGGCCTCATCATATTTTTAGCCATCTCCCATTTTAGCAGTTTATTTGTACCTAAAATTAAGGCGCCTTCATATAAAACTTCTATAGCTCTTTGTAATTTAGAAAATTTAAAATCTACATTTGTTGGTGGATTAAAACTATCGTCTTTAGGTAATATTTTCATAGATCCAGTTGCTGTTTCTTTAACTTTATAAACTTCATTCATGTAAGTTTTGTAGTTAAAATATAACACTTGTATTTTATTACCATCTCCATCATCAACTGATTTATTGTATCTACCAGAATATCTACCGCTGTTGTTTTTTATTTCTTCCAGATCTTCGTGTTCTAAATGTGGAAACTCTTTAACCAACTCGTTTATTGGTATTGTTTTTACCTCACCAACATAATATATGTCTTCAAAATAAGGAGAATCAGTGTAAGAATATACTAAATCTGCTGGATCAACATATTCTACTTTAGCACCTTCAGATGTGTTAAAAGTTGTTTTAACAGCACCAATACCTATAACAGCTAAATCGTAAAAAAATCTTTTTTTGATTAAGTCATATCTACTACCATCCATCAATAGGTTTATAGCTTGTTCTTCAGCTATCTCAACAGCTTGTTTATAATTAAGCTGCATGTGTAAAGATAGTTCATCTTCTGAATCAGGAAGTTCTTCTGGTGGAGTTGATGACAAGTCAACATTTAATAGCTCTTTAGATGCAGCATCAAAATCTCTAAGTTTCATGTCCTTTAGTATAGTCTCCATGTACTCAGTACGCTTGCTAACACCAGCTGGATCTTGCGTATAAGCTTTTATATCATATAATCTTTCAGCAATACCGTTAACTACTATATCTACAAACTTAGGTATAATTGGTACTGGTTTCCAGTCTAAATTAAGATATGACAAATCACCATTAATAGATAATTCATCTTTATATTTTTGAATAGATTGTTCTCCTCTAGCATATAGTCTTAACCTATGAAAATCATTCATACCCTGATCAAATCTATTACTATTAGAAGCATTATTAAACCACTCGTGCTCTATAGCTCTAGCAACCTTTAAACCATAGTCGTAGCTAATTTTTTCAGCATCACTTACTACTTGACTAGGAAAATAACTATTTAAATTTCGTCTATTCATGTTATTGTTTAATTATTTTAGACATACCTCCTTTGTTAGAATACTTTGAAATATGTATATTTAGCGGTTGTTTTTCTATTTTAGGATTTGGAGCATATAAATGCCTGTTGTTAGCCATTATAGCTAAACCACTACTTATCGTAGCATCAAACTTTGTTCTTTTATTTATATCAAACTTACCCCAATCATTTAATAATTCATTAAAATATAAATTTCCAAATGTTCCATCTTGCTTCATTCCAACATGATCTTGTATATACATCTCTATCGCTGCGGCATGAGCTTGTTTTATGTCTTCACTAGAGTTTGGTATACCACCAACTTCTTTTTCTGCCACAGATAATTTATTCCAAGTTTTATCTGGTCTATTCATACTAAAACCTCTGTAACCTCTACGTCTTAAATAATACAAAAGTCGAGGTTTGTTATTTTCTGCGAGTATTGGCATACCATAGAATACTAACGCCATTAAAACATCTTCAAAAAATATTTCAGCCGTAGGTGGTCTTGATAAATACTCTAAAAAGAAACTGTTTGCTGGAGCGTCTTCCATACTAAACTTAGTTAAACCATGTAATGCTCCTTTAGAACCTCCTCCATCTACTGTTCCTGATATATCATACGAGTCACAACCAAAAGAACCCATATGTTCATTACCAGGATATTTAGTTCCATTTTTTACTATTATTCTGTTTTGTAGTTCCATTTTAGGAAACCAACTTATTTTAAAACGCCCTTTTTTATCTGGATAAAATATAACCTGTGTATCTTTTATACCATTAACCCATTGAAAATTACCTTGTGTGATTCCAAGCGTTCTAGACATTTCTTCGTTGTAATCTATTTGCTCGTATATTTTTATTAAATTAAATATACTTCCTTTTGCCTCGTCTCTAAAAGCATGTTCTTCAGTTCTTGGGAATTGCCTATAAAATTCATTTAAAGCATCTTGATCTTCTTTTAAACCATCAGCTTCGTTTTGCCAATGATCTACAACACCTACATCTATTAGTTCACCGTCTGCTGCGAATACATCTGTGTCAGGAGTATTAAATACTGGAAATCCGTACTCATCAATAAATCCTTCGTAGTTCCATTCCATTGGGATAAACAGAGAGTAGAGACCAGATTTTGTCTGACCATTTCTATTTCTTTTTGTGACATCGGAACTATTGTATAATCTTTTAAAGTTTTCTCCACCTTTATCTAATGCGTTTGAAGTCGAGCCCATCATACATTTACCTATAATTCTACTACCTAATCGTAAACATGTTTTAGTTACTCGCCAGTTATTTAATATGTTGTCAGGTCTTTCCCATTTACCACTTTCATCATGAACTAATAACGCTAGTTTTTCACCATCATAACTATTATCACCTGTATTTTTCCAGTCAATAGTCGTATCTAATCCTTCTAATTCTTCTAGCTTCTCGTTAGCTGTAATTTTTTTTCTTGTAAACTTACTAGCAGGTACTCTATATGCTAATTCAGTTTTAGGACGATCCATACCATCTTGGATAGGTTTAAAGAAAAAAGGATAATTAATACTAATAGGTACAACTTTATCAGTAAACATTTTCTTAGCATCAGCACCTGTTTTTGATAGTATACCATATCTACTATCACTCGCAAGAGTAGCTAAATTAACTGTTTCTGCAGATGACATAAAAGAAAAGCCTGATCTTCTGTTTTTTAAGTAACACATACCATAACATCTTTTATCAGCTTTACAAGCTTCCCAGAATATATAAAACAATCTGTTTGCTTCTCTAAAATCAGGAGCGCCTACATCTATTTTACTCCATTGCAGGTACATATAATGTGTTCCTGTTATGTAGGTTGGTTTATCTTTGTTTACAAACCAAAAACCCTCTTCTCTTCTTTTAAATTCTTCATCTATGTAATCGTACCACTGTTCTTTGTTTTCTTCTGGATAATTTCTCCAATCAAATATATTTTTTAATTTACTTAATTCTTTTGGTTGTTCTAGTTTTACCCATTTTTTCTTGGCATGCACGTGCACTTTGGCTGGCAACTTTGGTAGCGCAATATGTAAACCTTGCATTTCAAGTATTTCACCAATTTGCCCAGTTTTTGATATAACGATAACATCATGCTCTTTATTGTATCCATATTTCCATTTTTTAGATTTGTTAAGTCGACTTATTGTCGTTTTCTTTATAGGTGTTACAACCTGTATTAATTTCTGCTCGTACATTACTTAGACCTTCCTTCTGCGAACCCTTTAAACACTCTCTCTTCTTTTTTATTAACTTCTTTACCTTCTAATAAGTTTTCTTCTTCTTGGATTCTATTAAGTATTTCAAATGCATCGAATATAGCTAGTTTTTTAGTAGCCGCTGCATTTTTTAATCTATCAGCTGACACATCATCTTCAGTATTAGTAATAATTTTTTCTTCTGCAACTTTAATTAGTTCATCAACTGCTTTTCGCCCAGCTAGGATTATATTCTTCTTCGTTTCCTTGATATTCATATTTAATTGTAATAAAATTAGATAAAACTCTGTATAGTCTTTCGCCATCAACTATAAACTCATATTCGCTGTTTGGAGTAAAACCAACCAACTCGTTAACACTTACTGTACCGTCTGAATATTTAACAATACCTTGCAATGGTTTTTCAGATTCAATATTAAATTGATCTACTGCTTTTAAAGGTTTTACAAAACAATAACCTTTTGGAGCTATCCACTCTTTATCTCTTTTATATAAAAAGATTTGATCATGGTTTATTAAATAAGTAGATTCATTAAAAAAACTTCTACTATTTTTTTCTATGCCTTTTACATTGTGCCATCTTCTAAAAACATTATGATGTACTACAACAATATCACCTGGTTTTATGTTTGTATCACCAATAATAGGTGTTGATATAACAATAGCTTCTCTGTTAGTATATTGATGATTATATATTTCAGTATTAAGTATTAACTCCGAATCACCAACTTTCTTTTTATTATTATATCTTTCTCCTTTTGGTGTTACAACAAAGTTGTAAACGCTTTTCATTTTTTTATTTTTTTAAGTCCTATAGCTGCTAACGCCGCTAAGACAATACATATTGGACAAGGACACATACTAATATTCTAGATTATATTCTACAGACACCGCCATGTTTTTATTAAAATCTTTCCAAGGTAACACATCTTTATTTTTTTTAATATAAATAGAAAACTTATCTTCTTCTTCTATTATATCACAAATTTTATGCCCACCATAAACATCTTGTCCTACGGCATAGTGCATAGCGTCGTTTTTATAATCTTTACCTATACTAATCTTTCTTATTAACTTCGCCATTTTCTTCTTCGTAATTTATAGTACCATCAACAATATTAATATCATTAGTACCGTACTCTTTTTTCAACTCTTCTTGAAGTTTTATCATCTGTGAGTTCATAGAAGATAGCTGATGTAATATATTTTGTTTATGTGATTCAACTCTACCTATTTCAGCGTAATTTGAGTTTATTGTATTGATTAGTTTTTGAATTTTTTGCAACTCTTCAGCTGTAACTTTTTCTGCTTTAGACTTTAAGTCTACTATTTTTTCTTTTTTTGCCATTTTATTTAATTTTAGTTAATTTAATTTTATTTATATATTTATCCCAATTTGTATCGCTTGTTTTATTTCATTATACCAAAACGCTTGTGAAGTGTTATCACTAGCATTTATCAAAGGAATTACGCTAAACGTGTTTGATTTTCCATTCCAAGAACTAATAACTGTATTCCAATCATTAAGACTGTGGTTTGTACCTGAATCGTTGCCATAGATACCAATACCTTGTAATGTTCCCTCTATAGCGTGTCTTTGTGGACCAGTGTAATTTGTTCCGGGCGCGTTACCATTACTGGCTTTTGGTCCTTGTGGAGCGTCAGCAACAACACCGTTTGTTATTCTCATGGTTAAAGCACTACCACCACCCGGGTCAATATGAGCCCAATGTACCGATGGTTCTTGACCACTACCCGCTTTTAAGCCAGATAGACCTTTTCCAGGAGCAAAACCACTACCGTGCAAACCATCGCTATAATCAACATTTGTACCAAACGTTATAGATTCTCTCATTTGCCTTACGTCAATCTTATAATCAGGCATAGGTGTTGCTGTCATATCTATACCCGGATTATAAAGTGAAAATGTTAATACTTCATTATCAAAGAAAGAATGTGCAGCGCTAAGCGTTACATTTGCACTACCATTACTTATAGCTGTTATATAAGTATTACTAACAATAGGATCTCCAGATGATCTACCTGTTAAAAACATCCTAAAAGCATTATTACTACCTGTGCCAATTGCATCAGCATAAGTTGCGTGACCTAGAGCTCCAGCACCTGTTAATTTTTCATTTTGTTCACCACCACCATTACCGTAAGTGTCATCTGAAGTAAAAGTTGTAGAATTAGAAGTAGCGCCATTAACTTGGGCTGTCACGGTTGCGCTTATTGGTCCTCCAAATAAATTTCTATGGTATCTATCTTGGTAATTTTGCCCAGATCCAGATGGGCCTGCTTCATTACCAACTGTTATAAACATTAAGTTGTCAACGGTGTTAGCATTACCAAAAGCTTCCCATGTTTGATGACTAGCAAAAGCAGTGGCGTCTGCAGTCAAAGATCTAGCAGGATAATAGTTTTGAAACCAAGTTAAAAACTGCTCGTTACCTAAAGCTCTATACGCAACATGTGCTTCGTAGGCATTTTTACCGTTTGTAGCGTTATTAGAGTTATAATCAGGTGCGCCTTCTATACCACCTGTTGCATACTTATCTTGTAGGTCAACTCTTAAACAGTTAGTAGCTTGAACACAGTCACCACCTGCTGCCGAACCACTAGCACAGTAATCGCAATCAACAACATCCCTAATAACAGGCATTATATCATCCATAGAACCACTTGCATCAAAACTTAATAGTAAATAAGTGTTAGCATTCCAATTATTAACTGGAGTTCCTGGGTTTTGACTATTTATATAATAATTTGTCCTACTTAACATAGTAGGATGTCCTAAACCTGTTGTAAAACTCATATTCTTATATTTTTTTTATTTACCAAAGTAGCATATTATACCACCATCAGCGTCTGATGCTCCTAACTGAACCTCTGTCCATCTACCATATATAACTATACCTGTTGGAAACGACGTGCCCTCTATAGTAGTACCACCAACACCATGATATGGGTCTAAAAAGAATATAGTGTTGTTAGCGTCTATATTTGCTAAAGCAGCTAAGGCCGCGTCAGCTTTACCTACAGCTTTTACGGTTAATGTAGTACCATAAGTACCACCAGTAAGACTAACAACTTCTAAATATGCTTTATTTGGTCCATTGTATATAGGTGTTATATGACCAGCTGCAGCATCTACACCAATACCTAAGTCAATAGTACCAGCATCATCACCTACTACTATTACTTGTCCTGGTTTAATATCTTTATTTGCTATTACATCAGCTATAGTAATTACACCAGCAGCCGTAGCACTTGTAGCAGCCGCTCTAGTTACACCTAAAAAATTAGCATCAGGTCCACCAGCTGATTTTAACTCATCATCTTCTATTGTTATAAATTGAGGTCCGAGATTATCTAATGTTTCAGTGTGAAGTTTAGATAAACTGTTTGCGGCAACAAACTGAATAGCGCATATAACATGATCTTTTGGTGGATATATTGGTTTATCAGCTATATTCATATAAGCACTACCTAACTGCCCAAATCCATATGCTACCTCTGTTGAATTTTGTCCCATAATTTTATTTTTTTATTTTTTCAAATGATCGACCGCCAAAATAAGCACCGATCACGGTTATTAATACTAGTTGTAATAAGTCAACCCAAGAGGATTTAACTTCAAATTTAATTGTACCTGCGTCGATAAATATTAGCAACATAGTACATATTATCAAAAAAATCAAGACTAATGGTCTTACGTTTTTACTTAACCATGAATCTGATTTTAAATCTGCCTCCCAACGAGATGTAATGTTTTTCTCCATCTCTACCTCGTAGTTAGCTATTAATTCTTTAATTTTTCTCTCTGCTTCCAACTTCTCTTCAGCTGAGGTGTGTAAGTTGTCTATTACTCCTCCTACGCCTTTTACAAGCTCTGCAGCGCCTCCAGAAAATAATTTACTTATCATCGTCGTATTTTTCTAGATCGCTATATTTAATACTACCCTTAAACTTCTCATTGGCTTTTGCTTTTTTTCTAAATTTTTGAGAACCAGGCGTTAATCCTTTTCCGTGAAGGTCTTGTATTTTTATTGGTTCTTCATAACCAGGAGTTATTTTTCTAGTATCAAACCCTTTATCATCATAATCAGTTGGAACTTTATATGTTTCTTTTTTTGGTTCTTTCTTTTTAGCTCTTGGCCCAACTGGCTTTTTAGTTAAGTCTGCGGTTTGATGTTTTGAAAAACCTTTCATTTTATACGCCATAATTTATTTTTTTGCGAACTTTTCTAAACCAGCGATCCCGAAGCAACCTAATACTACTAATACAAATGAATCATATACAAATTCATTTATAGCTAAGTCTCTTCCTAACCAACCGGTAAGTAAGTCTAATACCATCACCATACACATTATTATAAACGCTATAGCTCCGATAATAGACTTCTCGTTCCAGTTATTGTTATCTTTAAATATTTCCACTATGATCTTTTCCAAAAACCGTAGTTCACTTGTACAGCTGCAGATGCTGCAAATATCTTTAATCCACCTACTTCCGCGCCATCATCAGATGAGTCGTTATTTCCTTGGATTGGGAAAAATGCAAACTCACCAGGGTAAAGTATTATTAATTTAGAAGGAGCATCTCCATCTTCATTACCTAGTGTTATATAATCTGCCGTTGCATTTGCTGCTGTTGTACCATCTGATGCTAAAATACCAGTATGTTTTACATATATATAATACGTATTAGTATCTAATTCGTCTATAATAACTCCTGCTCCGTTACCTATATCGTCATCTGAATTCATTCTAGAAATATCTGACATTGGTGCTTGTACTGTTAAGCTGTCTGTAACTGTTAAGCTTAACGGTTGATCAGCAAATATATCAGTACTAGCAAGTGTAAGTGTTGGTGTTAATGTTGCCATGTTTTATTTATTTATTTATTATTATTACTAAGCTGCTGATTCTTGATATATTCTAACTTCTAATACAGGAGATCCTTGAGCTGCATCTACAGCTAGATCAACTGTTGAAGCCCAAGGAAAGAAAGCAAACTCTCCTGCTCCTAAAGTCATATATTCATCTCCTCCATCTGCTTTTTCTATTGTCATAATCTCAGCCGCAGTTGTACTAAGATTTTTTAAATATACATATGATTTAGTATATCCTGCAGCAGCTGCAAACACTGTTCCTGTTTGTGATGCTACTACTTGTTTTGTTGTAACCTGTCCAAGAATAGATAGTGAATCTGTAACGGAAAGGTTTAATACATCCCCATTCATATCTGAAGATGCTAATGTTAACGTTGGTGTTAATGTTGCCATGTTATTCTTTGTTTTTAATTGTTATTTATTACCGTTATTTGCTTCAAGCTCCCAAGGAAACTTTGTGCTTCCAGCTTGGATCCATTCACCGTCATAATGTATCATATCCTTGCCTTCTATTGTTTGTCGTTTGTAAGACTCACCATCCCATTTTACAAAGTCATCGTGATATCTTAGTCTACCGATTTTCATGTCGGTGGCATGTCTCATTTCATGCATGAGTACTTCTCTTTCTTCTTTGCTACCAGGTATTATTTTATCACTTAGATATATACTACCATCCATATTAGCCTCACCCATTATGTTTTCACCTAGTTTTTTTCTTATAACAGGTGTACCGGGTACAGAAGCGTCTCCTCCGGCTTTTTTACAGAAAATCATTTTTTTCTTTATTTCACCGCTATTTACTTGTAAACCTTTTTCGCTTCCTAGTTTAAATCCCATAGTTATATTTTAGGGTTTTTCTTTCTAAATTTAGCTAATCTTTCTTTGTCTCTAGCTTTTCTCTTTTCAGCTCTAGCTTTTCTTTTATTGTCTCTTTTAACAAGTTTGGCTTGTTTTAAAGTTTCAGTACCTTCGCTTTCAGCTTTTCTAGCCTCTTCAACTCTTGCGGCTCTTTTTTCTTTTCTAGCCTCTCTTTGTTTTTTAGTTAACCCAAGAACTTCCATTATAGGTTTGTCAATCCATCTATCAATACCTTTAGGCTCTTCTATAATATTACCCATACTATCGTATTTAGCGTTTGCTTTTTTTAAGTTTTCTGAAACTTCAGAAGCTTCTTTTACTTTTTCTATTTTTCTATTATTATCAACGCTTTCTCCAGTTGTTTTTGTTTCGTCTGTAATATTTGTATCGTAATCAGTGTCAGCAAATACTTGGTTTGGGTTGCTACTTTCTGGCCCAGAAGATGGATCTTTACTTAGATCTTTTATTGGCGAAACGCCATAGTGTTCTGGAAAGCCTTTTAGTTTAAATTTACCCATATTATCTATCTTTATCTTTAATCATATCATCTATAGCTTTATTGTAAACTTTATCTGTATATGACTTGTTATTAAAAAATATACTTCTTTCTGATGTAGGTAAATCCTCTTCACCTAAAAGTATTCTGTATATTCTACTTATCATTTGTGAACATTTGAAAGATGTTTTAAATATTGAATACATTATAGTTGTACGGTTTCTATGCCTCCAAGTATCTATCCAACCACCTTTTCTTAACCTGTCCCATCTTGCTTTATCCCATGAATACGTATAAACACCGTCGATAAAGTCTTGTCGTGTAAATCTTCCTTTACAATCTAAATAAATTAATAATTCTAAGTCTGCGTCTTTTAACCCGTAAGTTTTACAGACCCACTTTCTAGTGAGCCTGTAATACTTAAGGATATTCATTTCACGCAAATCTTGCGCGGTTAGTCTCAACTATTACGAGTCTAAAGTAATAGTTAAACCGAATGACGCATCATTTTTTATATCTTCTAAACCACCGAAGAATATTGAGTTGTCAAAGTCTAAAACGTCAACAACAGCACCAGTAGCGTGAGGACCAGCGTTACAAGCTTGCGCTAGTGCTTTTGCGATAATTTGACATCTATGCCCTGTTGTAGCAGTAGTGTTAGCATGTGTAATTTCTATATAGTCACCTGCACCACCACCACTATCTACATCGTTAATTGGACTTTCAAAGTATACACGTGTTGTTGTAGTTGTTATAGGTGCTACACCAGTAAATAAAGACACTGGATACATAGCACACTCTGTTGATGCATTTGCTCCTGAGCCACCACCAGCAGTGGTACCTTTAGAGAAATATAAATAATTTTCAATTCCTGAATAATTCATTTTTGTATTTTTTTAAAGTTAATAATTAAGCTATAGCGCAAGCTGTTACAATTCCTTTAAATGCTTTGTGGAATACAGCAGCTTTTGTAGTACCAATAAGTTCCGAATCTGCAACAACAGTAAATCCATCGTTGTTTTTATGCGCTCCGTTCATTATCTCTATCATCGCGTTAATAACTTGTTTGTTTTTTCCAGCAGTGTGAGTTAATGTTATTACTTCTCTTGTAGCAGTTCCATCAACTGATTCGAAAAAGAAACCTGTAGTTCCATCTCCTGGATCGCAACCTCTATAAGAAGAAACAGGTAACAACATTGCTTCATTTGTAGTTTCTACTGGATCTTCTGCAAAATACAAATAATTTTGTCTATTTTGTGCACTCATTTTTTTTGTCTGTTTAAATTAATAATTTGTTTTATGTTTTAAGTTTATGGTTTTGGGATTTTGGTTTAGGCTTAATCTATTAATACCACGTCGCTAGATTTTATAACGCGGTATAATATATCTTCATATTGTATGCTATGACCAGCATGCTTATCATAATATACAATATCTTTTTCTTTTATTCCTTCTACTAAGTTTCCTGTAGAAATTATTTCTGCTTTTATATATCTATTGTCAACATCAGTATCGTCTGTTACAATTAGACCAGCAACTTTTTTAAGTTCTGTTTTTATATTTTTTACGATTATATAGTGATTAATTGCTTTCATTCATTCTCATATTTGAAATTACACAATCTGCAGATATAATCGTTGAAACAACACTTACTGCGTTTTTAAGTGCGGACTTAGTAACAAGTACTGGATCTATAATACCAGACTTAATCATATCAACACTTTCACCCGTTACAACATCTACACCTAAACCTTTTTTAGGACGAGGTGCTACTTGCTCTAGACCCGCATTTTCAAGTATAGTGTTAAACGGCGCTTTAATAGCATCTAGTAGTATTTTTTCACCTACCGCGTTAGCGGTAATTTCCTGTGAGGCATTTAGAAGAGCAACTCCACCACCAGGTACAATACCTTCTTTTAAAGCAGCTTTTGTAGCATATATTGCATCTTCTACTCTATCTTTTTTTTCTTTCATTTCAACCTTAGAGTCAGCGCCTACTTTTACCATACCAACACAACCAGATAGCATTGCTAGTCTTTGTTGGTGTTTTTTCTTTATAAAAGGGTTTTTATCTTCGTTATCTATTAACTTCTGTATATCTTTAACTCTTTCTTTTAATTCTTCTTCTGGAGAGTCAATAGTTAATACAGTATTTTTGTCATCCGTTATAGATGTATGTGCTTCGCCTAGGCAGTCGATGTCTATTAAATCAAGATCATCACCTAAGTTTTCATTTATAACTTTTGCTCCAACTAAAAATGCAAGATCTTCACATGTATCATGTTTAGTAGGACCAAAGCCTGGTAAATCAACGATGTTAACTTTTATATTACCCTTTACTTTATTCATAAGAAGAGCGGCTTTTACCTGTTGATCAACTGGAGCAACGATTAGTAATGACCGCTTGTTCTTTATAACGTGTTCTAATATTTTTTGTATTTTTCTAATATTAGGTATTTCTGATTCAACTATTAATACTAATGGGTTATCAAGCTCACATATCTGCTTGTCCTTATCAGTAATGAAATGTGGTGATGTGAGTCCTGAGTCGATCTGCACGCCGTCAACAACTTCGACGTATGTCTCTTCAGTTGGAGACTC